CCTTGACCGTAGATGTTTCCCGTATCTTTGTACGTATCAATGCTAAACGCTTTGGCTTCCTCGAACGAACCGCTTGTTTCCACCGGTAGGTTAAGCATTATTTGACCGCCTTCCGACGTCGAATCTTGATTGTATACGGCAACGCCCGTAGTTTTAACCAATCCTACGTCTTGCGTACCGCTTGTGGCCGGAACGGCGTAACCGCGTTGTACGACTACGATGTTGGAAGTGTTGGGCGGAACTCCTGAAAAGGTAATGGTATTGGCGTCTGCGTTTATCGCGTAAGCGGCGGTAGGCTCCTGTAACACGCCGTCGATGGCTACTTCGTACATGTTGTCGCTACTTAGCGTAATACCCGGACTAAAAGTAAAAGCGGCGTTAACGCCGTCTCCGGTAAACGTGTATTTAGCGGACTCGGTGGAAGATCCCGTTACCTTATTGCTTATCTGGGTATCGACGTAGTTCTTGGTCCCGGCGTCTTGAACGCCCGTAGGATCGGCTACGTTGGTTATGCGTAGGCTTTTGGCGTCCCACTCCGTCCCCGCCACTTCCTTTTGAAGCGACAGTTGGTTGAGTTCGCCTATTTCCTCATTCAAGTAGAGGTTGTGCAGGTACGACCTGTCGAGGGAAGACTCGGTCAATACGGAACCGTTTACGAAGTCCACCAACGGGTTGTCGGAGTCGGCGTTGGAATCACGCCTTACTCGTACCTTTTGACCCACCGTAGCGCCGCTCGTAAGCACGACTTTGACGGCTGGTGAGGTGACTATCGTGTAGTCGGTGGTAAGGGTTTTCTTGACGCCGTCTATCTCGACAACGACGTGCGAATCTTCAAGGTACGGAAACGAGAACGCGAAATCCGTCTGCGCAGCCGTTGCGGTAAAGTCGACGTATGTATTAGCCATGATGTGTTTCTACTTGTTAGTTATTGTTGAAGGAGTGATAGGACGTCCGTGAAATCGGCTCCCATACGAAATTGTTTCTTAGCTCGCGTGACTTGATCGTAGTAACCCGACAGTTCAGGGAACTCTCTCATAGTGTCGTCTAACGCTTCAGACCTATACTTGGTAAGAATGCTGTTTATCTTTTGAATACGAGGACTAGGAAAGCCGGGTTCCGACGTAGCTGAAAGCTTTTGATAAGCTCTGGAACGAATAAGACGCTCAAGAGATTGACGAAGAGTACGACCGCCTATGCGTATTGTCTTCAGTTTTTCCAAGCGTCTGTCGTGAGCGGTTTGACCGCTGTCGTTCTCAAAAGCCAACAAATCGATAAGGTTGTGATACGTCGAGGGAGGTTCGCGGAACGCATGGTTCAAGCTAGCCATCTCGTTTAGTATGACGTCGTTCTTTTCAGTACTTGTGGCAATCGGGTTAATAGCGCCTATGAGCGGCAGGTTCTCAACCATTATCTCTTCACCCAACAAATTACGCTTAGGGTCGAGATTATCTCGTCCACTCGGTATTTTGTTTAACAAGGCGTCAGCTAACGTACGTACTTCACGCGACTCCTGGTCGCCTGTTCCGTATTGTATCTGATTGAGAAAACCGCTGTAAGGAAGCATGGACGAACCAAAGTTACGAAGTAAGCGGTCGCCGTATCGTTCCGGGTTACTCGCGGCTTCCGTAAACATCTGAAGACCCGCTAAGTACGATTTGTTCGTTACGTTGCGAGTAAAGGTTACGGCAACAGCCGAAAATACTTGGTCGATAGCGCTGTCGTTAAATCCTTTTGGTGACTTTATGCCTGTCTCAACGAGGTCGGCCATAACGCCTAACAACGTGCCGAACGGGTCGAGACGTTGGTAACTGTAGTATTTACCGTCTATCTTAAAACTGTATGGTTGCCATCCTGTAGCTTGTAACGCTTTCTTCTGCTTATGATCCTTCGGACCGCCACCTGTAAGAAACTCACGATTGTTTAAAGCCAAGTCCAACAGCACGGCTCCGGCGATTGCGGAAGTTGCCATCTTACCCCGCGCTTGCGCTTTCAGAATAGGGTCGCTTCCTTTGTGGTCTTTCCATAGCTTTTTTACTTCCGTCGGAAGCATAAGAACACCAGGTGTCCGTTCGAAAGCGAACTTCAACAAGTTGGTAGGAGTACGAACAAACGGCAGAATAAACCCGACTAAATTATGCTTTTGAGAGAGGTTTTGAATCCCTCTTGCCAACGTTCCTTCTTCCAATTCCTTGGTGAACGTCATGTACCTAGCTTCGTCTACGGCGTAGTTAGCTAATCCGGAAGCGTCCTCGTTGAACTTTTCGTTCTTGTAGTTGATTATGAAGTCCGCTTTTTCTTGGCCTTTCAGTCCTTGGCCATCAGCTATTTCCGTACCTTCTCGTATCAACGACTCTTCGGACATGTAGCGTCCGCTATCGGTAACGATGCTTTCTAGCCCCTTCTCGATGTGTTCAGCGAGTTTGTAAGGATCTTGAATGCCTTGTCCCAATCCGTCCATAGCCAGCTTTAAGCGAGCGGAACGGCGGTAGTGCAGTTGTTTAAAGAACTCATCGGTCGTCATCAACAGACGCGAAGGAATGCGGATGAACTCACCCGCCCAGTTAAGAGTACCGTGCAGACGCTGTCCTTCCTTCACACCGAAAGCTTCAGCCGTTATAGCATTTTGCGGTCCTTCTCCAAACGCTCTGGCGTCGGGATCAAGGGTGTTCTCAGCGGTCTTTAAAGTGTTTCTGGCGAACTTGAACGCTTCCTTGTACATCGTCATGTCCGCCCATGAAGCGAACGCTTGCTTGGTTACTTCCAGGTTACCCGACAGAACACCGCCTACGGCAGTCTCAAGGGTACTCCAAACACCTGCTAAAGCGTTGCCCATCACGTTGACTACCTGTGTACGAGGACCACTCAAGATGCTGTTGATCCAATATTCGCGAGGCATGTCCAACAAACGGCTTCCTTGGGTCTTACGAGCGAGTCCCATGATACCGTTCAAGCTACCTTGCAGGTCGTTCGGATCAACGGTTTCGTCGATAATCTTCATTATCTTGTCGGGGTCCATGCCACCGTTCTCGTTAATGAAGTTCTTGCGGATGCCTTCGCTCGTCATGTCGGCTTCGTTCAAACCGATCTTACGACTAGGTTCTTTGTTTCTACGTACGCCTAAAGCCAGCGAAGACTCGCGACCTAACCGCCAGTAGTAGTTGGAGAACTCGACAAGCTCTTGTAAAGTGTTCTTTAACTCAGCAACAGCGACGGTTCCTCCGCCTGATTGGCGATACTTGTCACCGGCTGTCATCAAGTTACGGACGAGACCCTCGCCTATCCGCTTGTAAACGGTTGCTTCAAGACGTACTTGTCGCTGGTTCTCTATGGTGTTCTCCATTCCTTTGAAGCGGTCGGTTATGACGTTGTCTCCAAAGTCCGTTGGAAGTCCTTCAGCCGCTTCTTGGTCGAGCTTTGCCATCGTTGCAGGGTCTTTCGTTACCTCTGCTCTAAGAGCCGCTGTTAACGAGTGAATGCCATCTGTGGTCTCCATACGAGGAGGAACGACTTCAGCGCCCTTAACGACCGCTTCAGAAAACTCCTTATGCTTGGGGTCGATGTCGCCAAGGTCTCCACGAACGGCTCCAAAAGTGCCTGGTTTACCTTTAACTACTCCTTTGGGACGCCCTTCGGATATAATATCCATACCGCTTCTCAAGGTCTGTTCAAGTAAAGTACCGTCGACGTCCTTCCCTAAAATAGTTGCGACCAAAGAAACGAAACGATCCCATAAAGTCTTTTGTTTGCCTTTGATCTTTATACCGGCTAAAGCGCGTTGAAACGCTTCGTTTGTTAAACCGTGAGCAACAAACTCATCTATATTACTTAAAGCGTAGGAAAAACCAGGTTCCCCTTTTAAAGCTTGGTTCGCTTTGTTAAACGCCACCAATATGGATTTATACGCTCCTTTAGCTTTAGTTAGGTCGTCTAAGTTACTTAGATTCTTTCTTATCTTGAGAGCGGTAGCTGCGTGGACCATTTCGTGAAGAACTGTTTCTTCGTTGTCGCCTCCCCTAAACAAAGTAATGGCGTCCTCACCTTCGTCGTATATCCCTTTAAAACCTTGTTCGTTTACTTTGCCTTCGGTGCGGACAGACACAGCGCGGTCACCTTCATCACGCATTGCTTTATTCAATTGTGCTGCAAGCTTGCGTGTAGACTCTACAAAAGCGTTTTCAGCTAAGGAATCCAGAGCGTCTCCTACCGTAGTGCCTTGCGTGATAAGCGTTTGCGTCTTGTTGTCGGTAGGAGTACGGCCCATACCGGCTCTTGAGACCTCTAAGGCGTCTCTACCCGCCCCTCGCGTCATCGTGCCATCTTCCAACGCTGCTCTGAAACCTTCTAAGCGTTCTCTCAGTCCTTCTATCCTACGGTCTATGTCGTCTATCTGATTAAAGACCTCCTTGTTTTCTTGTCGATGTTGCTCTACCCATTTCTTGCGGTCTTTAGATTTCATCAACTCGCGTAGCTTCTCTACACCTTGATCGCTGTAGTCATTGATAGGCAGTTCGTTTAAGACTACGTCGTTTTTTGCCGCTATACTAAATTGTTCAGAACGTAATTCTTGAATCTGCTGTTGAATGTCCGCTTGTTCCTTACTCAACCCTTCTTCAGCGAAATCAAGGCGAGCGCCAAAAGCGTTTCCTCTAAACCCTTCGTTCGTGAGTTTAGTCGCCGCTCCTTTTAACGGGGGAGATATTTCAAAGTCGTCGTAGATGTTAGGATTGCGTATAAACTCGTTAACCGCTTGCGAAGGATAATCGAAACCTAACCAATCGTCTTTAGCTAACGCTCGTAAGAAGTTTCTGTATTTAGGTTTAAACTCTCCAAGCGCGGACATTACTTCGTCCCCATCCGCTTCTTCGTCTAAAACTCTGTACCATTCGTCGATGATCTCGTTGTCGAAAACGTCTAGTAATTCCGGTCCTCTAGCACCGTGTACCGACGCCATGTCGCCCATCTCCAGATCCATAGCGGAGTATACGGAGTCGGGATCGGCGTTTTCCGCCCGTGCTTGTCGTCCCTTCTTCATCGCCTTCAAGCCTTTGATGAACCCGAAAGCGACCGCTTCCAAACCTAGACCCTCAAGCACGTTTTTCAGGCGTCCTTCGATCTCGCCTTCTTCGTCGTCGTGGGAGAGGAACTGAGTAACAGGGTTCTGTAGTTCGGGAACGGATTCAATGAGGTTGGACAGTCGAGCTTCCTGACCGTTGAACATCGTGAAGTCGGTTACGGCTCCGGCAATAGCTCCACGCGATACCGTACCGCTTAAAGCTTTCTGAGTAAGACTACCCGCTTTAGCTAAGTTACCGGCGCGTCCAGCCCACCCGAAGATAGGAACGAAACCGGTAACGAATTGAGTTATGCCTTCAACCGCCCCACCGGCTACCGTCTTGGACTTTCCTAAGAACTTTGTATCGTAGTCAGGTAACGCATCAAAGGTTAAGTAGTCAGCTAAATTGTAAACGCCTTGTACAGCGCCTTCTATGCCCCTGAACGGAGCCGCTAACAAATCAAAGAAAGTACTGTCGTCCTCTTCTTGTTGGTCGATGGGAAGTTGTTGATTGGCCATTATTTAATATTGTTTAAAAAGACATGTAGTTTACGTTGCTTACGGACGAACGTTAAAGCATCGCCCTTGTAACCTATTAACCTAATTACGTTCTTAATGTCTGCCGGTACTTTAGCCGGGTCGCTGATATTGGCTGCGGAATTAACTTGAGAAACGGTCAGCAACACGGTGCTTGTCGGTTCTATTTTCTTAGGGTCGAATTTAAAACCGTCCCGTGTTACACCATTCTTTAAAGCGTTAGGTAAAGTGAACACATCAGACAAACGCGCTAACTCAAAGTAATTTTCCGTCGCTTCTTTGCGTTGTTGAGGTGTGTAAGGAACACGTTCGAACTTAAGACCCGTCCAATCGGCTGTAGGCATTACTCTTCCAGAGTTGGGAGCGGCTATTCCCGAAAAATGTCTTAAAGTAGGACCGATGTTCTTACGTATGTAATTTAAAGCTTTCTTACGTTCCTCGACAGGCGTCTTTTTATTGCTCAACACGCTACGGTTTTGTTGTACGTTTTTAACTATGTCTTCAGGGTCGTCTCCCCAGATGGAAGCGGTAACAGCTTCGGTGTCTGGCGTCGTTGCTGTTACTCTCCTTGCTTCAGCGTCCGCGTCTTTTTCCTTCTCCGCTGTCTCGTTTAATTTAAATATACGGTTTTCCAGTATAGGACGTTCCTTATCTATGAGTTCCCGTATAAAGTTGTCTAGCTCAGTACCGGCCGCGTCAGGGTTTTGTGTTTGTCCTGTGCGTACCATTTCTTGAAGCTTATCGTTAACTGCCGCGTTCATTTTACGGGCAGACTCTAATTGCAGACTAAGGAATCTAGGATCTTTACGCAGTTCAGGCGTCTCTATTGTTGAACCTTCAGCGGTCTGTTTAACGATGTTAAAAACGTTTCCTACTAAATTACTCTTTTGTCTTACTTTAGACTTAGCGTATTCGTCTATGTCTACGTCTCCTTTTACAGCGCTTTCAGCATTCTTTTGAGCTTGAGCGGCGTAGATAGGGTCGGCGTCTCCGGCTACTGTCTCTTGAAAACCTTTTAGCAGTACGTTGACGTCGTTGTACATCTGTCCGTCGTACTCAGCTTCACCGGTGTTTTGAATGGCGTTTAAGGCTAGGATGAACTCAGAATCAGTCGCTTCCAAACGTTCCAATCTGTTGACTCTATCAGCTTTGTCTTCCTGTTCCGCAACGTCGTCGATGAGTTGTTCTAACTCGATAGCGTGGGCTTCGTGTTTACCGTATAGGGTGTTTCCTACCTTTATGTTCGTCTTAGCCCAATTCAAGAATGCTCTAGCTTTTAACTCGTCAACGCGAGCTAGGCTTTTAACAACCGATGAAATAGCCGCCCGTTGCTGGGTTGGAGCGAAACCGTTCATGTCTTGCCACGTGTTTTTAAGGCGCTCCATGTCTAGGTCGTATTGAGCGGAATCTAAATGGTCTACGTTCTTAGCTTCTCTAACGAACTCGTTAACGGTTTGTACGCCTATCTCAACACGCGCTTGTCTCGCTTTCTCTCCGTCGAATTGAGCGGCAAGTCGGGTGATCGTCGGGTTAAGCGCTTCTTGAAACCCTTCGTTTTGAAACTGACCTTGTAGACCGGGGTTATTCTCGATGAACTCAGCCATCTCTTCGTTGACTATGTCCGCCGTGTTTTTGTCGTCGTCTCCCTCTATCGGGTTTCTTAAACGACCGTCGGCGGCTATAAGTTGATTATAGAACACGTCGTGAGCGGCTTTACCTAGCGCCCGTTTCTTACGTTTCCAGTTAAGAGGAGACCCAAGGAACGGTATGTTGCCTTTGCGTACTTCCCTGTCGAGAGTTGCCTCGGACTGTGATAGTTTCTTCTTTAAGTCTTCCGGGCTTAACCGCTTCAAGTCGTCTTCGTACATTTCAGCGTCAATCTCTTGTATCGCTCCGTAATCCCTAAGAATCGGGTTAACCTGCGACAAAGCGTCCGCCAAATCCATCAGCTTGTTGCGTCCCGCCTGTTGCGTTTGAACGCGGTACTGACCTCCGGCGTTAACGACCGCTTGCAACTTCGGTGCAGATCCTACGCCTTGTACTTGTACTCTTCCGTTAGCCATTATGAATTCATTTGTTTGATTTCCATACCCGTCCGATAACCGCTCACAGCGCTTTGAGCCGCGCTTTGAGCCGCGCTTAGTCCCGCCGTCAGGAAGCTGGGTCGGTTGATTGGTCGGTTGATTCCTATCTGATTCATTCGGGTACGGTATCCGGCATCCGTCAAAGCGAGTCCGGTGTTAACGTTCTGAAGTTCTTGTTGTCGGGTAAGAGCGACGCGATAGTCCGCTTCCTGCCTCGTATAGTCGTCTAGAAGGGCATCCACGGATGCTCCGCTTACTCCTGCCTCACCTGCCGACACTCCGGCGCGAGACAACGCTTCTCGGCTCTTTATGGCTATGTCTCCCAATTCCTTGTTCATCGCCTCTTGCTCCTGGGCTTGTCTCATACGCAACGCCGACTGCTCTTGAATGAACCGTTGACGCTCCGCTTCCGCCGCTTGAGCTTGGTAACGCTGTTGTTGCCTCGCTTGTTGGCGTTGACCGGCAAATTGCACACCCGCTTGTAAACCGCCTACGACCGCTAAAGCTGCTGGATTACACATAGTTATTTATTCTTTCGATTAATGGTGAAGCGTCGGAAGTCCGACCCGTGGGATTCACCGAACTCGGCTCCCAACCAGGTCAACCATCTGACTGATAATTTGTTGTTCATACTGACGATGTTAGTTAGACGTTCGTAACCGTCCATCAAATCGTCTAGGTACTCTTTAGAATGTTTTACAAAGGTCTTTTTTATGGTCGGCATAAGATCCGTACCTAACAACCAAGCGCACCCCGTATCCGGGTCTTCCGTCGGACACACGCCAAAGCTCGCTATGAGCCTGTAATCGCGCGTCTTGATCGAATAGCACTTGTCCGACAGGTGAAACGATTGTTCGCACGCCACTCGCGGATGCACGCCTAGACCGATGCATTCAAGCATATCCTCGACCCGCATGTTCTCGTAAAGAGCCGGACCATCGAAACCGATGATCGCTTTGGATACGTGGCAGTCGTCGAATCTACGATCCATAGCGCCGTGAACGAGGCGTTACAAAACTTTCGAACTCAGCGGCCAATAACTTGGCGGGAAGCGCGGACGAAGACTTGATCTTGATGGTCGTTTCATCGTGCTTGGCGTGGATCGGAAAACGGAACGAACCGCTGTCCACGACCAACGACCCAAGTAACGAGTCGGCTCCTAGTTCGGTAGGATTAAAGGCGTAGTTGTAGGTGTCCCTGTAAAGAGGCGTTACCTCGACCGTAAAATGTCCGGTGTCGGCGTAGTCGATAGCTCCGTTTCGAAGCGTCTGATAAGTAAAGTTACTGGTCGCCTTGCCTCCCCGTTCGGTGGGTTGCTTAAGCGTTTGCGTGGAGAACGTGTACTCCATGTCGTATTCGCGACCGACGTAGAATACGTTTAAAGTGTAGGTAACACCGGCGTTGCTCCAATCCGAAGCGAATCCCGCTGGTGGTTGGTTTGAAGCGACCGACCAATAAGACGCTCCACCACCCGTACCGGGTTCGTTCGCGTCCGATGAAACGTGTTCTTGTAGACACTCGTAGTAAATACCGCCGTGATAAATGAACGGAGTAACGTCGCCCGCCATACTGAACTCAACCGTCCCCAGACTTGCGTCGTCGGCATCGGTTTGTATGGTTAGACGTCTGCCTTTTTCCGTGTAAACGACTGAACCTACGGGATCATACGGCATTAAACTTACTACGGTACGCTTTTTAGCTACGTTGTAAACCACGCTTAAGGACGTACTTTTAACCCGTTTGTCCAACAATATGGCGTAGTCTTTGCCGGTGTCCACGTTTCCTGACTCCATCGACATGCGTTCCAGGTTCGTCTTGGTTCCGTCCTTTGTGACGAGGTACAAGTCGGAGTCTATGAAACCCGCTCCCACGACGTCGTCGGTGAACTCGAAACGACTCCAACTGCTTTGGATCTTCTCCTTGTTTTGCCAGAAGTACTTGTAGACGTATAAATGCTTTAGGTTGGAACTACTGGTAGCTACGAGGACGTCTTCAGACGGTGTTCCTACCAACTGCCTTAACGAAGTAGGGACGTACTTGGGTGTTTGAGCGGTTATCTCAGCGGCTTCGAAGACGTCCGTCGTGTTGTCGACGTAGAACTCGTATACGCCTTCGTGATTAGCTCGACTGAACGGAAAGTAAACGTACCCTGTTTGAGCCAACGGCTTAACGTCGTCAGCTACGTCGTATTCGGTTATAGGCGATATGTTTACCGTCTTAGGCGTCAGTAGGTCCGTACCTCTAAGAACGAACTGAGACTGAGGACCGAACAACACCAGCTTCTCTTGAAACGGTACGGCGTGTTTAAGGGTCGATACCTTGGTGTGAGCAACTCCCACGTCTATGGGATCGCCATCCAGCAACGTCTGTACGGTAGTTCTCCAAAAGTTAAAGTATTCGTCAGACTCGCTGAACACGACCGAACCGTCGGTCAATATACCTAATCGGTTCTTGTAAAAGAATATGTCGTTTATCTTGCTTCCGACGAAAGACGGTAACGGACTGCTAACCGAATCGCCTACTCGTCGAGGCGTCCACGGTTGTGGTTCAATTGTATACGCAGTCACTATTCCCGATGCATTGAGTGTAGGTACGATTTGAATAGGAACAGTCGAATTTGATAAAGAATGCTGTTCTCCTGCCGGTGTTCCCGTAACCGACGCTTCGTACTTCCATCCAACCGTCTCCACCCATGAACCTTCACCGAATTGTTCGTTGTCCTTGGTCTCGAACTTAACGTAGTAATCGTCTTGGTTAAGCTCGACGTCGCCTCTTACCTTCACTCTAAAATCTTTAAAACACTGTTTAGGCAGGTCGGTCATGCTTTCCACTTCTTTGTAGATGACGCCTAACCCCGTGTTACCTAAACCGTCTTCACTCGATATGGTAAAATCCAACCCGTCTGTTTTGGTTATCTTTATCAGGTTTCCGTGTCGAGTCGTAGTAATCGTAGCAGCAGGGTTTACCGTGCCAGTAGCTACTGCCGCAACCAAAGGAGGCTCGCTACGGGAAATCGTCGACAACTCCGTCCACGCCATCGGAGGAAACGATCCATATCTCTTTTGAGTAAAAACAGCGTCGGGAGCGGTAGTGTAACCAGCACCGCCGGATGTCATAGTAATACCTGTTATTTCGCCTGTAGAAGAGTCAACTCTTGCTCGTCCTTTGGCTCCGCTTCCTCCTCCTCCCGTAAAAGTAACGTCGACGTAGTAAGTATCTTCGATACCGATTCCGTATTCCTCACGCTCTCCCACGACTACCTCGTTTCGGTAGCCGGTTCCTCCGTTAGTTATTGTTAAACCGGTAACGCGACCGGCTGACGACATAGTTGTTATTGCCGTGTCGAGTCCCGCCGCTATTGATTCCGAATCGGAAGTACCGGCAGGAGTATGTTCGGCTAATATTCCGTCTAACGTAATCATGTACGAGGTTGCGTCGGCTCCTTGTTTGACGAACGCTAAAGCCTCGGTTTCCAGAGGATCGGTAACGGACGCTCCTAAAGACACCGTAACCTCGTTGTTGGCTACCAGAGTATAGTCGGCTACCGTCAACGCTCTAAGGTTCTTCAAAGGCGTCGTACCGCTGTTTAAATACGTTTGGGCGGATGCGTTGATGCTTACGGGAAGAGGAGTTCCGTCTACTGTGAAGATGCTTACAGCCGCCGTACCGCCGTTGTTGGCGAACACCATGACGTGTTGGTTGGCGCTGTCTCTGTCTACGAAGTGAACCAACGAGTCGTCGGGTATCTCCGTGGAGAACAAATCCTTTACGTGGTTCGTGTTCGGTCGCTTCGTCAACCCGTCCACAACGGAGCTATAGGCGTTTACCTGCTCCTCCGCTTGACCCGGATAACGAAGATTGTCGGGTTGTTGCGAGACGCCTTGTACCAGGTTAGGTACGCTGGTTGTTAACAAAGGCATCGCTTTAACGGTCGATGACGCGTTGTACGTCGTAGTTGTCGAATATGGTTCTGTCGGCGTTCTCGCTGTCGGACGATATTGCCCGTGCTTTAGCCTCGATCTCATCGCGTAACGTAAACGCTTCTATCTCCTGCGATCCGAGGAAACGATTGGCGAACTTGCGTGAGGCGCGGACCAAGACGTAGTAGCGGAACTGTTCCGGCATCTCCGTGAAGTCCAGTTGGAAAGTGATAATGACCTTGAGGTCTTGCGTGAAAACGTCCGTGTGGTTCTTTCTGTCGTATAGACTGACTCCTCGTTGAACGACGTCTATGTCGGTGTATTTACCTGATTCGGTGTCGATCTTTAGCGTGTTGGACGGTAACACGAATTTGTTGGTGGAGGCGTCTCTGACTACCTCGTAGTCGTATTCGGTATTGAAGTGCCAACCATCGCTCTGTATCTCGCGCGTTACTTCGTCCAAGAGATTCTCGGCTGTAACGACGGAAACGGGAACGCTGGTTCCTCCGAGGGTATTGACGGGACTTTCGCCTATCACGCCCAACATGGAGTTAACAGCTTCTAACTTACTTGTGAGTGCCATTGTATATAAAAGATTAAAGCTTTGGCGGAGGTCGGGTTAAAGGAAGGAAAACGATAAAACCTTTCTATACCGACCCCCGCCGCAGCAAGAGTGTGAAGATTAGCCTTGTAACTCGATAGCGCACTCAGGACGGAGAACTCCGTGACCCATTGCGTACTTGGCTACGAAAAGCGTACCTTGACGATTGATGTCGTACTCGGACTCGGTGGCGAGATCGAGCAACTTGACAGTACCCACAGCGGAAGGATGGGAGACAATTCCGACGGTCTTCGAAAAGTCGCCGTTGTATCCGCTTCCGCTTCCACCGAACACGTCGTTGGACGCAGCACCGTCACCGGTAGCATCCGCAGACAAATTGCCAGAAGGAATGTGAGTGGACTTGTAGATACTGATACCTGCAACTTGAGGTACTGTACCACTAGCAAGCGAACCGGAACCTCCAACGTCCTTATTAGCAGCGGAGGTGCTGATTACCAACGATCCACTACCGCCTGTGATGAGCTTGTAGTATTCCGTTGGACGAAGAACGCAGAAGCGACCCTCGGCGGGAACGTCGTTGTTGTCGAGACCAGCGGCGGCAGTGAACAATCCGGCTACAAGCTCTGCACCTGTAGGATCGGTGTTGTCTCCATCGTCTCCTGAGTCAGCGTGAGTGCCGAGTGCGTTAGCAGACAAGTCTACGATTTGACCTCCGTTACCACCGGTTACAGTCGTATCGGAACGAGCGGCGGCGATGAAGACCTTGGCGATAGCTTGGTCGAACCTACTAGCCAACGCGCGTCCCAACTCGGAAGAGTAAACGGAACGAATGTCGTAGTGGTTCTTTACGTCGTCGATACTAGCCAAGAACGAAGAAGCGAGAAGCACGTCGTCGATAGTGATGACAACTTCATTCTTCTTGATGTCGCTCAAGTAGCTGTTACCTGCGTCCGCGATGTTCTGACCGGGAGTGTGGTAGGAAGCGGTAGCAACACCGGTAACGGGGAACTGAGCGCTCTTACCGCTGTCGATGGTGCGAACCGTGTGTAGTGGTTTGAATATGTTATTCGCTTCAAACGTCGTTAATATTTCACCGGCAAACTTCTTCAGAAAGAGAGCGTTAGCGTCTCCCGCCGAATTAATTTGACCGACGCGTGAGGGAGTGGTGTCTCCATTAGCCATAGTATATAATCCTTATGATAATTGTTAGTAGTGTGGTTTGTTTTAACCGCCTACAGCGTCGGTCGGAATCGTGGTTGTCGGGCGCACCCGGCCAAGTCGTCTTCGTCGCTTAATGCGTGATAAAGTGTTAGTCGTCGGAGGTCAGCGGTATCGCGTACCATCCTTCGGGTAAGGTCACCTTGTTTGAACTCTTCTCCCAACCGCCCTCAGGCGTAGGAAAATAGACGTGACCTTTGACGTCGTCTGCTAGGCGGACAACGTCGGTGGATTCGAACGAACCGTCAACGAAGACGATCCTTTTGCTTCCGCAACCGCTTGCGAAGAGCAGACTGCAAACGATCCCTGTCTTCAGACTCCAGCTTGTGAGCGTCCGAAGCGGTCGTAGGTGTCTTGATTTCATTTACGGTTTGTTTGAGGAAGAACTCGATTATCGTTTTAAGTATCGATGCGATGATCCCCATTACTTCTCTTTTGCCTTCCCGACGTTCAACGCCAACAGGTCGAGGATCTTGTACAGCTTCTTAACGATGCCGTCGTCTTTAGGGGTAGGCGTAATAGCCGCTACTGCCGAAGCAAGAGCCACAGCCGCCGTTAGTATGCCCAGGATAGCTTCCCAGTTTTCTTGTACGTATTGCATGATGTTCCTTATGTTAAAGATTACTTACTGCTAGTCGTCGGTCTACCTCGGCGTGATACGCTTTGTCTCCGCTCTTGTATCGAGGGTCGTTCATTGCTCTGGTGACCTCCTGCATGGATTGATACGGTAAAGTGGCTGAACCCGTCGTAGACCCCATAGCGAGCTTTGGAGCGGTTGAACCGTTCGCCGCCTTGTACCGCGCGTGTAAACCGCTTACGGCGAGCTTGGCGTGTTCTACGGAACCCGTGGTAACTACCTCGTTGTAGGTGTCCATCTCTTCGTCGGTGAGGTTTTGACCCGCCCATTCCGTCATGGCATCGTAGTCGTTACCGGCAACGCCTTTTATAGCCGACTGTTGGTTCTCCATGAGAGCGGCTTGACCGGCGGCGTAGCTGTCCACTAGCTCACGATTGAGTCCTAGCTTGGCTAACGATTCATAGGTGTCGTCCGTAAGCTCGCCTTTTTCGAAGAACTCTTTCGACGCCTCTATGATCAAATCGTTGCTTTCAGTCGGTTCGGTTTCAGCGACTTCTTCGTCCGCTTTGTCCGATCCTAGCTTCTTCTCTAGCTCGCCGTAGGCTTTCGCCATGTCTTCAGCGGATTCGAACTTCTCAGGAAGCCACTCAGGACGCTCCGCATCATCTACGGTCTCTCCTTGCGAATCCCCATTCCCTGCATCCTCCGCATTGACGGGAACGTCCTCGGTAACTTCTTCCGGTTCGATCTCTCCGGGCGTTTTCTCGTTTATTTCGACTCGTTGTAATTCAGCCATCGTTTGTTTCCTTCGTTGTTATTGTTCGTTTGGTTCTGGTTCTTGTTGTTGTTGAGCCATTGCGTTAATAGCGGGACCGACTGCCGGTGCGCCCAACTTCATCATCATCTCTTGTTGTTGAGCCGCTTGCATCTGTTGTTGAAGTTCTTCTTCCGTCTTGATCAACCCTTCGGTCTCGATGCCAAGAGCGGTAGCGCGTCGCTTGAAGTAGTCGGATACGTTGACGTACTGCATGACCGCTTCGGGACCGACCACCTGATTAGCTCCGGCTAGGAACATGTCCAACCTGTTGAGGTCGTTACCGCGTCCCAAAGCCTCTACGCCTGTTACGATGGTCGGTTTGACTATGTCCTTGGGTAGCTTAGGTAGACGATCCTTGCGTCCCATACGCTCCATTAAACGGGTAACGAGCGGTAGTTGGAACTCCTGGGACAGGATGCTGTACAGACCGCCTAACGCCGCTTCCAATTCCTGCGACAACATACGGATCTCTTCAGCGGTAACCCTCTCGGCGTCCCTGACCACGTTGGAGTTGAGCAGGAAGGCGTGGCTGAGACGGTCTTGGATCTGAGCCATAACCGTTTGAGCCACTCTAAAATCATTGAACTTGTTGAGTTGTAAGACCGATACGTCCCCGTCCGACCCTTGAACGATTGCCCCGTTGGGAGCTTCAGCCAGAGTACGGGCGCGAGTCGTACCGTTGGGGTTAACCATAAATAGTACTTTAGCCGCAGCCGCGGAGCCTTCCACGATGGCTTTCGTCAACGCTTCCAGACTCTTCAGGTCGCCTATGTATTCCTCGACGAACCCTCGACCGTAGTCCTCACCGTCTATTCGGGTGTAACGAAGAGGTAACCAAGGAGACTTGTCCAAAGCGTACTCGCCGTAGGACTCCTCGATGGGCATTCCCTTGACGTCTTGACGGACTACGAACTTGTCGTCTTCACGGCATACGGAAGTAAATAGCTCGCAGGTGTCTTCCTTGGACTCTTTGTAAACTTCGTTCCTAACGGACTCCGGCAGCATCATAGGCGCTACGGTCTCCTTGACGGCGATGTGTGTGACGTTGCCCATTGGATCACGCTTAACCACGTATCGGTCGGGTCGAAAGACACGCATACCGCCGTCGTCGGGGAGATACAACAAGGTGTTGCCCGTTATCAATAAATTCTTCAACGCTTCGAACACGCCCACTCTGAACGCTTCTACCTCGACTTCCTGAGATACCGCTCGTTCGACTTCGCTAAGAGCTTTTTCAAGGTCCGTGCGTAGCTGTTCGCCTTGCTCTTCGCCTAACTCCGCTTTGGCCTTGTCCAACTCGTAACGGTCGATGACCAAACGAAAGAACGGAGCGTTGGGAGGTAACAAAGCTATAAGCAGTTTAGACGCCAGGTTGTTGACGCCTCTTGCACCAATCCCTTGATACGGCGTGTAATACTTGGTATTCGATCCGTGTCCCTCCGGCGGTAGAACGTAAGGTATGGTCAGTTCGGCGGAGGTACGACCTCTATCGATAAAAGACCATCGCTGACCTTCCAACGACGTGTAGGTTTTTTGCGCGGATTCGTAGTTCATTCCGTTGGTGATGGGTCGGGCAATTCGTAATCGGTAGGCTCTCCTAGCTGCGAAGCGTACGTAGAATCCCAACGAATGTACCATTTACCGTTGTGCTTTTCCACGTCCACCGCTTGAACTGTGTCCCCAGAATCGGGAAAGCCAAACTGTTCGTTCAGTTCGTCCTGAGCCGCAACTGCCGCTGTTTTCGTTGAGTAACGATATCCTTTTAGTATCATATCAGTATGTCCCGTAGAAGGTGTTGACGTTAGCAAGTATGGCGGCTTTGTATGAGGCTCTGTCTACGTGATAGAATACCAGTTCCGATATTTTGCCCTCCCACGAATCGTATCCGCTTCCGTTGGACGATCCAATGCACTGTTGAGTGTATAAGGTATATATGTTAGGATTAGTAGTAGTTGTTGCCTCAGAACCTCCATCCGATGAAATAGCGGTAGTAGTTCCGTCATAATTCCACCATGCGATTGACTGGGTGTTGTTTACCAGTGCGGTAGGGGAATCTAACTGTATTCCAGTGCCCGACGATTGGGTACGCCTAAAATATATGTTGCCGCTAGTGCCATAGGCTCCGATGCTGTCGCCGTAGTAATGCGAGTATCCACTGCCGGTCGCACCCGTACCCCAAAGCATTTCGTTCTGAGTGCCAGAACCTACCGTCAATTCGCAAACCGCTATTCCTGCCGTTGGCGAACCTGTTTTGTTATTCCAGCACTGAGTGTTTGGCTCGTTCGTTCTCCGGAGAGCACTTCTTAACCAGAAGCCCGCGCCGAACTGGATGGAAGGCTTTGAGTTGCTTTCCGTAACTACCCCCGCCGATACTATGGTCGGCTGCTGCGAAGCGGTTGTCTGAGTGCCGTGCATACCATGCGGCCCTTGATCGTACCACGTCACTACGTATCCCACATCGCTTCCTCCTGTTCCGGTATGAGCGAGCAAAGCCGTTTGGTCTATTACGCCAGTGTTGGTAAAACCTATGTCCGCTTCAGCGTTATCGCTAGATCGCCTCACCTTGACGCAGTTGCCGGTGTAGTCTGGAACGATTTGCCGAAGAGAAAACACACAAACTGCCCGTGAAAACAAGTCCGGCATGTAAATGTGCCAATTTGAACCGTCGGAAATTATGGTTCTTGTGGTGTCCGTTTCGTATAACATCTTCCCCGCTCCATGTGTCGGGCGGGAGCTTGAAGTGCATGTATCTAGTGTACTCATGATAATAATAATTATTGCTGTTCCGGATACTTAAACCAACTTACGCCGTTAAATACGTAAAAGCATTCCGTGTCCGTTCCGTATGCTACCGTTCCATCAGCGTCGCTAGAACGCGCGAGAATGTTTGCTTCGGTGTCTAAAATACTAATGGTGAATCCGCTTGCCGGATACAGGTGACTGACCGTAGTGGAGTAAATGCCGTAAGCATCGGTTGAAGGCGGTCCCGACGACGTCCACTTACCGCGTATCTTGAAGTAGTAAGTCGTGCCGGGAGTAGTCATCGTAAAGTTGTAGGACGTAGTCCCACCCGCTATGTTCGCTGATCCCGTACCTGTAGTGAACCCTGAATCCTCGGCGTATTGTAGCTCGTATGCAGTGTCTGAACCTACTCCTAAAAGACTCCAAGTCAGTGGCAACGTAGCTCCCGTCGGTGTTCCTACCGTTAAAGTCGTTTGACCTACTGCTCTAACAGGTATTGCGTTCGACCACGGACTTAACCCTGCGCTGTTTTCAGCACGTATGTAGATGTAATTGGAAGAGGTCAAGTTACCGGCGGCAACGCCTAAGTTCAAGGGGGTGGCGACAACCGAACCGATAGTGGAAGGATCAACGCTTGCGCTTGATGACTGACTCCACCTATAACCGGTCGCTCCGCTTACCGCAGGCCAAGTTAAATTCCATCCGGTCGAGGTGGCGTCGATGGTTACCGCTGAAGAGATCGTTACAACAGGCGCTTCCGTCGGAGTCGCGTCAAACCCGTACAACGAACCGAAACCCGGTCGCGTAAAACGATTAGGCAACGCCGTAAGCTCGCTGGGAACTTGTAGGTTGTTCGTGAACGTGATGGACATGGCTTTTAAAGTGAATCAACGGTTCCTGTTGCGTGTACGCCTACTGTTCCGTTAGCAATCGCTGTAATGTTCGCACGTATTTTTTCGTAGTGACCGTGGTCGTCGCGTACCATTACGTTGCCAGTGGCGGTTAAAGCTTCTATATGGATAGCGCGCCACTCTCCCGCTACGTAAGCTTCAACGTTCACAGTCGCGCTTGTGGAAGCGGATTCGATGGTGAACGTCCAGCCTTTCGCGCGTTCGACGCTGAAGGACGAGCCTGCTCCTGTTCCGCTTGTAGAATCGGCAAGAAGCGTGATCTTCTGGAGTGTTTTCAATGACATGATAGTTGTGTTCTCTTGTTAGTTGTTATGTTGGTAAATTGACGCCGCTTCCACCGTAAGAACCACCCATAGACGGACGCTTAACGGTTAATTGGCTAGTGCCTCTGCGTTTTTTGGTCGCACCTGTTCGTCCTTGTTTAGGAGCTTTGGCCACTACCGCCGTTTCAGCCGGTGGAGGCGGAGGTGGTGGAGGCGGAGGAGGTGTTTTCGGTTCTGAACCGCCGAAGCACATGATTAATCCTTGGTTATAATTGTTTCATTCTGCTCGTCGAATACGTCCCAAAGGAAGTTAACGACTTTGCGTTGACCCGCTTTAATCCATACATCCCTTTCACTATCATTAGGATCGGGACATCGGTCGGGATAAAGTTCGTCTAATCTTTCGAGTAAACGCCGACTTAAATCGGGTAAGTCTCTTGTTATAGTGTTCTCCATCTACTTATAAGGTAAGTCGTTGAGTTCATGTGGAAGGCGTCCGTCTTTGATCGCTTGTTCCGTCCATATCCACGCCGAAGCGTTCCATAATATAGCCCCTAGATGGTCTTCCGACTCGTCGCCTTCGGACGCCGCCAACAGGTGACGCATCATGCTGTCGTACAACCGACTAAGAGGCATCCCCTTCATCCAGTTGTTGTCGCCATAGTGGACGGCTCCGTCTTCGAAACGCTTGGCGAGGGCGAGAAGTGCGGTTGGGGGGATAAGGCTGAATCGTCCTCGTCCAACGTCCCCGTCACGCTGCGCACCACTTTCGAATACTTTCTTTTCTCCGCTGGTGGGTAATTTGCTGGCATCCATAGATATGTTAGTTCCTTTCGTTTAATGTTGTATTCGTCTTTGCGTAGTAGTCGAGCCATCCATGCGTTCATCAACGCCTCCTCTTCCGTCAAGCCTTTCTCTTCGTACAGCTTCATGACCGACGCCCAAGTGTATCCGTTCTCTTCCAACCAACGTTTGGCTCGTACCGTACCGATACCCGGAACGCCGTAGTACCCGTCCGTAGAGTCTCCCGATATGACTTGTTCCAAATGGAAGCGGTCTGCGGCGTCTACGCTCGGTTCATGCATTTCGTCTTTGTTGAAATCGTAGTACATGCCCGGAACGCCTTTGAAGTCCTTGTCTACGCTTACTATGATTCGTCTGTCGGTGCGGTTCGGTCGTTCGGTAGCGAGTATCGACAACACGTCGTCAGCTTCCAGGTTAGGCCACTGCACGGTTCCGTACTCCTCATCCAACCACTTCTTGATAGGTCGCAGTCCTATAGGTTTGAACACGCCTTTGCGGTTCGCTTTGTACAACGGGTTAAGTTTGCGTCGGAAGTTCTTTGGGTCGGACAGAGCCAACACCATAGAGTCCGCTTCCAACTTCTCACGGAACGTTTCTATCCTGTCCACTATCCACGCCTTGGCTACCGCTAGGTCGGCATGGACGGTCCATAGGTCGTCTTCCCATTGTACGGGTTGCTGACATATAGCCGCTCCTTGGAACGCCAACACGTCCGCGTCTATTAACATCATCGTTTTCATCGTTGTTATTCTTTCTCTTTAGGTTGTTCGTAAAAAGGCGACCAGTTGTCACGGTACTTCTCGTACTTACTCGCCGACCGTTTGTTTCCCGCCATTAGTTTTATCGTCTTGGGTATCTTGATCGTATTCGGTAAGACGTACCAAGCTTTCTCCGGGTCGACGAAACACACGACTAAATCCACTTCGTTTCCTATCGACTTCTTCACGACGCTGCCCGTACACGTCATAAGTTTGTAGCTGCCGTATTCGCCTTTAGCCTCCGTTCCTTTAACTTGAACCCTTAAGTCACCAGCCGGACACGTCACGATAAAGTCCCACGCTTGCGGAACCGTCGGGTCGTGAGGTTCGAAACCGCGTCTCAGACATTCCGTCCTGAACTCGCTCTCATACACCGCTCCCTGTATGTTTGTTTTGCTTACCATAGTTCTTTGTTGTTGTTGTTCTTTCCAATCCCACGGTACTCGCAGGTCTTGGGTATCGTATGCCCACGCTAAAGCTAGACACGTCTCCATCTCCACTTGTTCATTCATTAATGCGTCTCCGCCCAGTTGCGTCCGACTTTGTATTCGCCGTCCAATGGACATTTGAAACCCAACGACTCACCGGCAAAGCGAATGGATTCCACCGCCATCTTTCCGTACAGGTCTGCTTTCTCCGGTAACACCTCCGCTTGGAACTCGTCGTGAACGTTGGCTACGAACGCATACTCTCTTCCGTGTTGCCACTGTAACAACGTCAAGTCTCTGTGTATTTTTATCAACGCTTGCTTCATGACCACCGCACCAGCCGACTGCAACAACATGTTGAGAGCGGAGTGTTCGGATCTTATCGGTAGGATACGACCGTCTATTCCCGTTAGAAAACCACCACGCTTTACCTTCTCCTCAACCGCTTTGTTCAAACGGGCAAGAGCCGGTAACTGCGACAGGAAACGTTTCTTCAACGCCGCTCCCTGCTTGGCTGAACCTCCGACTATGTCTCCTATCTTGGCGTTTCCGGCTCCGTATAGGAATGCGTATATAAACGTCTTAGCTTGATCTCTCGTATCCAATCCCGCCGCCTTCTGGTTAACGGTGTGGATGTCCTCTTGTATTAGTTTCTTTGCGTATACTCCTCCGTCGAAAAGAGCTAGGTAATGAGCGAGACAACGTAGTTCCAGACCGCTTGCGTCGACACCGACTAAGTCGTACCCGTCTCCCGCTTTGAACAACTCCCTGCACGTCTTGCCGTGGGTCGCTCGTACTGCCGGAACTTGGGCGAGGTTAGGAAGGCTGTGCGTACACCGTCCCGTCACCGCTCCGTTCGTGTTTACCTTGCCGTGAATGCGTCCGTTCTTGACGACTCTCATCCAACCGTTCTCACCTTCCGCTA